ATGGTCGTAAGATGTGCGCTCCTACGCTTCAGAAACGAGGTAAAGAATGGTTTTTAGACTTCCCGTTTGAAGAAAAGGCTACTCTTACAGATACAAACAGCCTTGTAGTTGGCGTTGACCTTGGTTTAAATTCAGCATGTACGTGTTGCGTCATGGATTCAAAAGGCACTATCTACGGCAGACGTTTCCTTAGACTGCCAAGTGAAACAGACCGTTTGAACCATGCTGTAAACCGTATAAAGAAAGCCCAGCAGTATGGTAACCGCAAGATGCCGAGACTGTGGGCTAAAGTTAAAGGTATTAACGATGATATAGCTGTTAAAACAACTAACTTTATCATAGATACAGCCGTAATGTACAATGCTGACACCATAGTTTTTGAGCACTTGGACTTTGCAGGTAAAAAGCGTGGCTCTAAGAAACAAAAGCTCCATATGTGGAAGGCAAAGTACGTGCAATCTATGGTAACAGACAAGGCTCACAGACTTAGTATGAGGATATCTCATATTTGCGCATGGGGGACATCACGACTAGCTTTCGATGGCAGTGGCAGAGTTCTTCGAGGTAAGGACGCAGATATGCCTACATACAGTTTGTGTAGATTTCAAAATGGCAAAACATACAATTGCGACCTTAACGCTTCGTATAATATAGCAGCTCGTTATTATATACGAGAAATTTTAAAATCCTGTTCGGTGACGGACAGGTTGGACATTGAGGCTAAAGTCCCTCAGTGCTCTAAGAGAAGCACCTGCACGTTGGCTGACCTTATTAGCTTAAATGCGGTCTTAGACAACATATTAGTTGCCTAAGTACTGAGTTTTAGCCGTATGGACAGAAACGCAGTCCGATGCCCTAAAAGGCAACCACAACGTAGATTGTGGCAATAGGAAGCACGCGACTTTAGTCGTGTGAGGCTTCACAATAAAGGTAAACTGTAATATAATATTGAGAGAGCAAATGTTAGATTAAAGAAAAGAGGTAACTATGTCTGTAATAACACTTTCTTTTATGCAGAGATTTATGGGAAATCTAAATACTGCGATAAAGACTTTTGTTGAAGAAAAGCTAACGCCTATAACAGAGACTATGGGAGGTGCGACTTCCGATTTAATGATAAGAGCGGGAGAAAGCATCGAGACGGGCGCTGATGTAAATGATATGACTGTAAAAGGAGTGTTCTATATAGCGAGTGATTCAGATGCCTCTGAAATCGCTCATTTGCCTGTTGAGAAAAGCGGAAAGTTTATTGTAGCTGAAACAGGAAGCGGCGTTGTACAGATATTTATAATCAATGAAGACTCTTCTTTGTACATGAGAAATTATTCATCTGATTGGAATGCATGGGTAGGATATGCTTCTTCTGACAAACTACTTCCCCTTGCGGAAGGTGAAGATGGCGAATATGTATTAACAGCTACTATTAGTAACGGAACTCCTGTGTATTCATGGGAAGTGAAAACTAGCGAGTGATGCTGTATAAGGAGACTTTGAAATGCAGTATGTATCTGATGAATATAAGGAAGAAATGAAAGAAAGATGGCGAGGACATACATCTGTTACTGCAAAGCTAAAGCTGTATAATCCCTACGCTCAAAAGAATGCTTCGATTTCATCTTCTTTTACGGGAAACGAAGAATTATTGTATAAGGATAGTCCTTCTTCTTATCAAGGCGTTGTAAGCACGGAAGATGACGGAAGTATTACATTTACGTTTGGGCAATATCACGAACTTAACATTGCGGGATTAACTCTTGTTTTTTCTGGAACATTACCTTCGACTATAACTGTTACTAACGGAACAAAAAGCGATACGGTAGCTGTTACTGAAAATCCGTTAGTATATGATGAAGGGTTTATGTCGTCTCCATATATTAAAATAACCCCTAATAGTGGTAAACTTGCATTAAAAACTGTTTACTTCGGAATTGAACTTGAGTTTACTGACAAACAAATTATTTCAACGGCAAGAGATAATGCCGTAAGTCATATATCTAATAGTTTGCCAGTAAAGACGTTTACTCTTGTCGTGGATAATAGAAATCATTTGTTTAATAAGGATAACCCTTATGGTTATGCAGAGTATATTCAAGAACAGCAAATGATTGAATATAACTATGGTTACGAAATGTCTGACGGCTCTATTTATACGATTAAAGGTGGTAAGGTATTTGTCAAATCATGGAACAGTGATGATTACCAAGCAACATTTAATTGCATGGGAAAGCTGAATTTCTTAGTGGGAGATTACTATAAGGGGCAATATTATAAAGACGGTATTTCAGCATATGATTTAACTGAGAATGTTTTAATTGATGCAGGAGTAGAGGATTACATTATTGATTCTTCTTTAAGAAAAACAGTTTTCTCTAATCCGTTGCCTATTTGTCCTCATAATGAAGCGTTGCAGATGATAGCGAACGCTTCAAGAAGTGTATTGTATGAGGATAGGGATGGGAATATTTGTGTTGTTAGCGGTACAAGAGCAGAGTATATAAAGGATATATTCTTTGAAGGCGCTACTTCATATTCTATTCCGTCAGCTATTTTTAATGATAATTCTTTGTATAATTATGCTGATGCAGAACATGAATATGTATACGCAGATGGTTCACTTTTGTTTTTGCCAGAGAATGAAACGTATCGACAAGTAGGTTATGTTTCTGATGAGATAGCTAATTCAAACGGAGCATTTACGCATAGCCATAAGATAACTATGACGTTTAAAACGGAATTTGACCTTAAGAGAGTTTTCTTAAAGTTTGCGGTAGTTATTCCTACTTCTGTAACAGTTGTTTCAAAGAGGTCTGGAAGCGTAGTAGATACTCAGTCTTTAACAAATCTTAGTATCACAACTGTTTATTCTTATGACGGTATTGTAGATGAAATAGAAATAACGTTTAATGGAGCATCGCCAAATCAGAGGATTCATTTAAATAGTATTGAGCTTGATGGTGGTGTTAGATATAATCTAACTTACCATGAATTAAAGAATGTTCCTATGGCGAATGACTTAGAGCGAGTATCTAACATAAATGTTCATAGTTATGTTTACGACTTAGAGAAAACGGATTCGGAAAGCGGAAACTCACGAGTTAATATCGTTACCACGCCGAATGAAGAAGGTGGGGAAACTGTAGACATTACAACCATAGAGGGCGCGTACGGTTCAGCTATTGGTTCAATTAGTGCTGTGGTCGGAGACAATAAAATGACTTTCTCACAGCCATATTATGACTATAAAGTTTCCAATGGTACTATAAAGGAAAGCGGAGCGTATTATATTGTTGTAAGCTCTAATAAGGAGCAGGATATAGAAGTTTATGCGCATCCTTTTACTGTTACCGATAATATATATACTCTTGATGTTCACGAAACGGGAGTTGAAAAGAAATCAACAAATCCATTGATAGGTTCATCTATAATGGCAAGTCAACAAGCGGATTGGCTTAGGGAATATTATGATAATGATGTAGAATATTCTTTAACTTATAGAGGAGACACTTCAATTGACGCTGATGATTTGATTTATCTGGAAAATAATTATGTTGCTGATAATGAAGTGAGAATTGAAGAAGAAACTATTAATACAAGCATGGGGATGGATTTTTCATGCAGGCTTGTAGCAAGAAGAGTGTCTTACAGAACAGACGCAAACTTAGAACGAGCTATTGTAGGTAGATTTAAGATAGGAGAAAACTTATGAATTATAATAAGCATGTATGGGTAACTGGCGAAATTGTAACTGCGCCTCTCCTAAATAGAATGGAGGATGGTATAGAGGCGGTTAGTCAAGCGCAAGAAGAGGCTAGTCCTACGGATTGCGATGAATTGTTTGTTGATTTTTTGGAGGATGAAGAGTGAGCTACGAATGGATAACTCCTAAAACAGACTGGGTTAAGACAGACCAGTTTACATATCAAGACTATAATAGAATAAGAAACAATTTGCTATATATAAATGATAAATTAAATACTAATTATCCTAGCAAGAAGATTATCCTCAACTTAGGCGATGCTAAAACAGGGTATAATAACGATTATTATGCTTCTGAATTTGTTGCTTTTGAGAATGCTCTGGATTCTTTTACAAGGATAGGACGTAATGCAAATGTTGGCGCTAAAAGTAATTTTAAGGGAAATGAAAGCTTTGCTGACGCTGATGCTTTAAATAGAATAGAAAAGAGTTGCTTACGATGGAAGGATTTTACGAAACCTATTTATAAAATATTTGATACGCCTTATGCAGTAAGAAATGGTGCGTGTGCTGTAAGAGCTTACGACGAGCGTGATACTACGGTTCATATTATGGGTGGTGGCGGTGTATGGTCTGGCGTTACAGAACATTGGTGTTTTAACACGCGTACCGAAACTTGGAAAAAGTGTACTGATTTGCCGAGACCTTTTTATTCTTTCGCATGTGCAAGTCTTTTTGAAAGAATGTATATTGTTGGAGGCTCTTCCTCTAACGGTCAAGGACTTTCCGATGGTTATTATAATTCAAATAGAGGAGAAGAGTATCCATGGAAAGCAATTCCAAATCTACCAGAGGGATTATATAGTCTCTATTTAGTTCCACATAGTCGTAAGAATAGCGTTGGTTATGACACTGGGTTATTGTGTTTAGGAGGCGGCTCAAGTTTAGGCGATACTCTTTATGGAAAAAGAGCTTTTTTTATAAGTGTTAGCGATATTAATCGTGATGGCGATTGGCAACGTTTACAAGATTTGCCATTTGTGTTAGACGATGGGGGAAACGTTGTCAGTTTCAACGGGATTTACGCCAATTCTTCAGACAAATTGTATAGATTTCATAGAAATAATGAAGAGGATGTATGGGAAGAACTATGTCTTCTCCCTCATAGGAATGAAGGCGGGAAACTTATTAGCAGTAATACAAGTCTTTATTATATGGGAGGAAGTAGCGTAGACTTAAATTATTATAAATTAAATGAAGAAAATATGACTTGGGAATCTGCGGGGGAGCTTCCGTGGGCATTTAGATATGGAGCTGTTGCTTATGCTGATAATAACGCATATGTTATAGGCGGCACTGATTCTGTAGGCAGAAATAAAATGTGCGTTATACCTCTTGAGTAATTGTCATAAATTTTTAATCTCTCTCTGTTATCAAACAGGGAGAGATTTTTTATTACATAAAAACAAAGGAAGCTTCCTAAAAATTGCATGAAAATTTCATAAAAATTGCATGTTTTTTTCATGTTCCTATTTGAACAAGTATTATATAATACAGTTCAGAGGGATGACAGCCCCCTATAAAATAAATTGTCATCCCCTCACGAAAGGAAGCAAGATGGCATACGTGTATTATAACCCGAATCCATACCAGAGACGCGGAATAGGAGATTGCACTATAAGGTGTTTAGCGAAAGCATTAAATACGTCATGGGATAGTGCGTATATCGAACTAGCTTCGCAAGGATTTTTCTTGAAGGATATGCCTTCATCGAATATTGTCCTTAATTCGTATTTACATTCAAAAGGCTTTAGACGATACGCAATCTCTAATCTGTGTCCAGATTGTTATACCTTTAGGGATTTTGCAAAAGACCATCCTAAAGGAACATTCATTGTTGGAACGGGTACACACGTTGCCTGTATCAAAGATTCAAATATCTATGATTCTTGGAATAGTAGTGACGAGACCCCGATATTTTATTGGAAAAGAGAGGAAAAAGAATGAACAACTATCCCTATCCTAGCTATTATCAAAGCTATCCAAATTTTCAACAACAACTTCAACAACCAGTAATGCCACAGCCTTCACAAGCTCAAAATCAAATACTTGCTTGGGTTCAAAGCGAGGAAGAAGGTGCGAATTACCCTCTTAACGCAGGACAAAGCATCTTTTTGATGAATCAAAGAGCTGATTATCTTTACATGAAGTCTGTAGACCAACTAGGTAAAGTAACTTTTATTAAGAAAAGGCTTGTTGATGAGACTGAACCGAAAGATTCTGAACAGCTTAAAGATTATATGAAGCGAGAGGAATTTGAAAGTCTTATATCAGATAAAATAGAAGATTTAGTTGAGCAGATTGTTTCAGATAAAATAAAGGAAGAAGTTGAAAAGAAGATTTCTGAGATTTCGTTTAAGCCTACTAAGAAAAAGACAAATGAAGAGGACTAAATGATGAATAGTTTTTTTAATATGATGAATAACCCTATGATGAGTTTTTTTAATCAATTACAGCAAATAAGACAAAACCCAAACATGCTGTCTAATATTCTGCGCCAACGTGGGATGATAAATGATGTTCAAGCGGAAGAAATACAGAAAATGGGGTGCAATTATGAACAAATAGGGCAATATCTCATACAAAACGGTATGATGCCTAATAATATTCGACAATTTGAAGGTCAAGTTAATCAAGTGCAAAACATGATGAATGAAAAAAGCAATTAACTTTAATGGGTGGTAAGTTAATTGCTTCCCTCGCAAAACTAATATGTAAAGTAACTATACGGATGGTTATATTATATTCCTTTTGTGAGGTTTAAGCAAGGTTTCTATTATGCGCATATGGAAATAAATCAAACGAAAGGAGACGCTATTGAATGGTAGAAAATAGCTCACAGCTTTACATGCCAGTAGCTCCTGCTTACGCCGCTAATAGTGGTATGGGAGGAGGCTTTGGCTACAATGGTGATTGGTGGCTTATTCTTATCCTTCTTTTCGCTTTTGGCGGTTTCGGAGGATGGGGAAACGGAGGATTCGGAGGCTTTGGTGGTGCTGACGGAAATCTTCTTTATCCATGGATGAATAACGCACAGATTACTACTAATGGTTTCCAGAATCAAGCTTTAAACACCGCTATTAGCGGACTGCAAAATTCTGTAACATCTGGTTTCGGTGATGTTCAACTTGGCATTGCAGGAATCAATCAGAATCTTTGTCAGACAGGAAATGGAATCGTTCAAGCTGTAAATAGTGGTTTCTCGCAGGCTGAAATAGCTGATAATGCTAGACAAATGGCTAGTATGCAACAAGCTTTTGCAAGCCAAACAGCTACAGCACAAGGCTTCAATGCTGTTCAAGGACAATTAGCACAGAATAATTCTGATGTTAAGGGTGGATTAGGCGATATTCGCTATACTATCGCAACTGAGGAATGTGCTACAAGAAATGCTAGTGCAACAAACACAAGAAATATCATAGATTCTCAGGCAATGGGCACAAAAGCAATTCTTGACAAACTCTGTCAGCTTGAGCTAGATGGAGTCAAGGCACAGGTTGAAGCAAAGAATGACAGAATTTCAGAGCTTCAAACACAGCTTAACATGGCTACGCTTAGGGAGTCACAGACAGCGCAGAACGCATTTATTTCACAGGGCTTTGCTAACGAGGTAGACCAGTTGTACAATAGGCTGAAAAATTGCCCTGTTGGAACAACACCCGTTTACGGCAATACTCCGATTTTTAGTTGTCCTCAAACAGCAAGTTGTGGATGCGGTCAATTTTAATAGGAGGATGACACTATGGCTGAGTATATAGAAATAGGCAATCAGACTGTAGCTTTAAACAATCCGATTGTGTTTAATGCTTCCATCCCTTGTCCGAGAGGTTATGTAATACATGACAACGGAACAGGGAACTTTACTCTCCGAGGTGCAACCCCTAATTGTTTTGCTCGTTATCAACTTATTTGGAATGGCAATGTACAGATACCGACAGGCGGTGAAGTAACCCCTGTTGGTATTGCTATCTCAGTTAATGGTGAAACTCGTCCGAGTAGCTTAGCTATTGCTACTCCGCAAGCAGTAGAGGAGTTTCAGAATTTGACTAGCACAGCTATTATAACAGTTCCTAAAGGGTGCTGTTATAACGTGTCTGTAAGATACGTAAGCGGTGTAACAGATGGTACTACAACGCCTACTCCAACAGTTGAAGTAGCAAATGCAAACTTGACTGTATCGAGGATAGCTTAGAAAGGAGCGTAATATGAGAGTTTATAATCAGATAAAAGAACTTATGTGTGATGAACTTGAGCATATAAGCCGCAAAAACGCTCTTGATATGAATAGCCTTGAGGTTGTTTACAAAGCAGTTGATGTTATTAAAGACATTGACACAATCGAGGCTATGGAAGATTTTAAAGGAAGCTCATACGCAGGAGCATCTTATATTGGAAATTCTATGAATGGACAAGATGGATATTCTGGTATGTACCCGATGGGCGGTTATTCTTTTGCGAGAGGACGTGGTGCTAATGCACAGCGAGATAATCAAGGAAGATATGCCGATGGATATTCGAGAGATAACGGGTATTATGCGGGCAGTTCAAACACAAAAGAGGAACTTCAAAGGCTAATGGATAAAGCAACTAATGAAACCGAAAAAGAGGCTATCAGAGTTGCAATCGAGTCAATGAACAATTAAATTGTTTGTTTAATGAGGTAAACCATGCTACCATTTAGGTAGAGCCAAAGAGAGCCGAGGATTTAATCCTTGACTCTCTTTTTTTTGATTAGAAGGATGGTGGTAGTATGGAATGGATAATTAATAATTGGAGCTTAATTATCACTGTAGTAGCCGTGGTAGTATATTTCTTGCTGAACGGTAAACGTTCGGTTGTCGAATTTCTGCTACAGGCTGTTGTCATGGCTGAAAAAGATTTAGGCAGTGGCACAGGGAAAATAAAGCTCTCGGTGGTTTATGGTAACTTTATTGAAAAGTACCCGATTTTTTCAAAGATTATTCCTTTTCCTGTCTTTAGCGCATGGGTGGATGCCGTACTTGAAGACATGAAAGATATTCTCTCAAAGAATGAAAAGGCTAAAGCCTATGTCGAGAATGAGAAGGAAGCTTTGTGATACGGGTATCACAAAAGAATATGTGAAGGGTTTTGATTATGCGGTTGAAGATTCGATTAATAATTTTTTTGACACTCTGGACGCTTATGATTTTACTATTGACGGCAAAAGTGTTGACGTTGGTAAGTATTTAAGCGACAACCCAGACGGATTGGAAAAATTTAAAGAAGTGTTGAAAGAATATTTTGACGAAGAACGACAAAGATTATTAGCTTCTTTAGAAAACAATTATTGCAACAGCAAATATGATTACGAAGAGGTGGATGACTAATGAGTGTGACAATAGCACATGCAAGTATAAGCGAGAATGGAACGGTAAAAAATGGAACAGCAGGAGACCAAACAAAAAAGGAGGTCTGTACTCGTCCATGGTATAGAAACGGATGGACATGCGTTATAAGATTTAATGAGCCTCGCATGGCGGAGAAAGTAGCTCAGTGCATGGAGAACGCTTGTAAAAATAATAATATTGGCTACGACCAACTTCAAAGAAATACGCTTCTTGCCCAAGCGAGAAAGTATAATTACGATGTGTCAAAAGTTAATACCCCTTGTGAAACTGATTGCTCTGCTTTAGTTAGTGTTGCGTGTATGTATGCGGGTGTTCCAGAGAGCGCATTGACTCTTTCTGGTAACTGTGCTACAACTAGTACATTACAAGCAGTGCTAAAAGCGACTGGTGACGTTCAAATATTTACAACACCTCTTTATACTGCAAATACAGCGCGTTTAAAACGCGGAGATATTCTATTAAAAGCAGGTCATCATGTTGTTGTAGTAGTAGATATTGGTGACAATCCGTACAAGTTGACAAGTTCACTCCTTAAAGAAGGTAGTATTGGAGAGAGTGTCGCGTGGCTTCAATACGAGCTAAATCGTCATGGGGCTAATTTAGATGTTGACAAGCAATTTGGAGTCAAAACAAAACTAGCCGTTATTTTATTCCAAAAAGATAACGGTTTAACTCAAGACGGAATTGTTGGCAAAGAAACAATTAATAAGTTGAATGAATTGAAGGCTTAAAGCCTTTAATAATTAGACAAAGGAGAATGGACATGCCGAGAAAGAAAAATTCAGAGAATGTAAACGAAGTTGTAAAACCAATGAAAGATGATGCTTTCAATCCTCCTGTAGAAGATATTAAAGCTCCTATTGAGGATGAAAAGAAGGTGGAGAAAAAGATTTCCGAGAAAAAGGGAAAGAAAATAATCTCATCTTCTGCTAATTTAATTAATGTAAGAACTAACCCGAACGGAGAAGTTCTTTTTAGACTTAAGACAGGAACTCCTGTTATTGTCGAAGAGGAAAAGAATGGATGGTGCAAGATTGTAGGGTATGTAATGACTGAATTTGTAAAAGACTGACTTTGGGAAGGGGTTTGAGATGAGTACTGCAAGTGTATTATCAATAAAAGATTACATAACAATCTTAGCGTGGGTGTGCGGGGTAGTAATAACGGTTTCTGGGGCTACCACGATAGTTCTAAACAGCTTAAAGAAAATCAGAGAACCAGAGAAAAAACAACGTGAACAAGTCGCTCTAATAGCAGACGGGGTGCAAGCATTACTGAGGATGAATATTATCAATTCATGCGAAAAGTATATAGAAAAAGGCTATTGTGATAGCGATGAACGCTTGACGCTTGATAAAACATATTCTATATATTCTAAGCTCGGAGGCAATGATGTTGCTAAATCGTATAAGGAAAAAGCCTTGGCTTTGCCAACAAAACAGCAGGAGAACTCTTATGAAGCAGGATAAGAAGAAGATGGACAATCTTGACAAATGGTTGCTTTTAAGCGTTATTTCTGTTATCATATATACGATTGCTCATACAATAATCCTTGCCGTAACGGGTGCTGAATCGACGGTTTTAACGATATGTTTTTATGGTTTTTTTGCAGAAGAGATTGGCTTGTGTTGTTTTTTAAAGAAAAATAAGATGCAAGATGTATTTAAACTTGTAAAAAAGAGTCATAATAACGATTCTGACGAGGCATAATTGCATCTACAATCAAAAGCTTTATGAATGTAGAGCCAAAGAGAGCCAACCTTTTCGCGGAGGTTGGCTATTATTTTGTCGTGAAATAACCCTTGCTTTTCAAAGGGATTAAGTGAGGACTAATGAGACTAAAAAATATTAACTATACCAATAGCGAGATGAGTGAGGTAATTGAAGAAAATATCCATTCACAAAGAGATAGACTCATTTTAAGAAAATGCTTTATTGATGGGCTTTCACACGAGAAAATTAGTGAAGAAATCAACATGTCTAATAGGCAAGTTAGTAATATCATAAGTAAGTATTCTGTTATGCTGATAGAATATCTTAGAAAGGATGGCTTGAATGGCTGTTAATCAAGTTAGATTTAATGGTGATGATTTGATAAATCTAAGACAGGATTCTGTTGACGAAGAAAAGCTCACGAAAGGCGATACAGCGCATAAGAAATCTGGCGTAGGAATAGAAGGTAGGGCGGATTATTACGCTGTAAAAGATGAAGTAGCGGATATTTCTGATGAAGATTATATCCCTTTTTATGATGTGTCTGAAAAGAAGAAGAGAAAAAGCCTTTTCTCTTCTTTTGTTTCAAAAATAAGAGATTATTTTGTGGCTAGACAGCCAGATGATAAAGGTTATACAATTAGGAATGTTTCTGATGCACTTGAAATTAAACATCACAACATTATTGCTTCAAAGGCAAACAATAATGTTTCAAGTGTAATTTATCCTACCATGGAATGTCATCTTGATAAAGATGAAAGAATTTTTATGCGTACAGAATCCATTGTCGAGCCTGATGGAAGAATTGGATGGTTCGCTTATGTTAGAAATTACGATGAGCAAGGCAACCGTCTTGGACAAAAGGGAATCAAGTTCTATATGGATAAGCAAGGGAAACTTACGTATGAAATTGGTGATATGGATGCTTTTCGCGAGGCAATTCATACTCTTGATTTCAAAGGAACTCCTATTCCCGATAACGCTGACCTTAATGATTATATTACTGCGGGCAGTTATTATGTTTCTGATAACGGCAAGGCGGCTACTATTGCAAATATGCCTATGAGCAAAGCGTGGTCTGGAAAACTCTGGGTTCTTGATACAGATTCTAGCAATCGCGTCGTTCAAATGTATATAACTAATTGGCAAGGCACTGGACATAAGGTTCATATTTGTGTTAGATGTATTGATGACGATGGAACAGCTCAACCATGGTGCGAATTAGCGTCAAATGATACTGTGCCTAATGGTGGGTATACTACCGCTACTATTAGCGGTTCGGCTGTTACTGCGAGTATAGATAACTTTTCTCTTGTCAATGGCGTTATGGTTATGATTAGGGTTGAAAGTGCACTTCCTGTAAATGCAACTCTTAATATTAATAACACTGGTGCAAAAACTATTTGGTATTACCGTAATAACCCTGTAAGGAGTGGTGATAGTATACGCATTATGACGGGCGTGCATTATATAACGCTTATGTATGACTCTGTTAACGACGTTTATCATGTTGTTTCGTTTGATATTTCTAGCAGTGTTTCGGGTCAAAATTATGTGGCTGATACTTCTGGCTATGTTGTTGATACCGTTCATTTTGACAAAAATGGATTTGTATTAAAGCATAACATAGCTAATGGTGCTTTAATGTATAATTATTATAAAAACGGCAACTGGCGAGGCGACAGGAGACTTATCGAATCAGAACAGGCTTTAATATATACTGGTGTTAGGATTCCTGCCAATTCTAATTTTAATAATTATGGAAGCATAGGAATTTATTACGTACTCAATCAAGCTGATGCTGATTCTATGACTAATATTCCAGAGAAAAAAAGTGGCAAGTTGATTGTTATGGCATTGACTGAAACTTCTTCTTGGAATATGCAAATCTATGTAACGAATAATGCTGATTCTATTTATAGGCGAAGGCAAAACAACGCAGGCATTTGGAATCCATGGGTAAGAGTTGCGAATGATTCTGAGCTTATCACTCATTATGGGCAAGAAATTCCAGACAACGCTGATTTGAATAATTATAAGACAGAGGGCATTTATAATGTTGCGTCAAATAATAGGGCTAATACTATTTTAAATATTCCCACAAAACTCGCAGGAAAATTAACTGTGATGAGGATTGCGGGTTCGTTCTATGCGACGCAATTTTATATTACTTACGCGCTTAACCATTCGTCTGATAGCTTTAATGTATCTCAAAGTTATAATATTTTTTATAGGTCTTATGATAATTACAACAATAATAATAAATGGACTGAATGGAGGCAGTTGACTCTTGATAGGGATTTATCTGCGCTTATGACTGCTACTGGCAAGAATCTTTTGCCTTCATGGAGTTATATTGCCCACTCTAACCCTAATAATGGTATTACTTATACTTTTAATCCTACTACTGGCGAAATTACTGCAAATGGAACTGCTACTGCTGATTCAAGTTGCG